CGGAGTATCGATACCGGATTTGATTGAGGATAAACAGAGAGCAAGAGCGATACTTCAAAATTTAGGATTGATGTCAGCAAAAGCCGATGTTGAACCGATGTATCTTTTCAACGAAGACAGAATAAAGAACCGGGCTGACTTGAAATTTGGATTTAATAAGTTTGTCAGAGTATCAGGAGATGGTTCGGTTCAGGAGGCAGTTCAGCCGATGAATAAGCCGGTAGTCCATCAGCAAGTAAGCTGGATTATGGATTTACTTGATCAATCGGCCCAGAGAGCATTGGCAACTCCAGAGATACAGCAAGGTATAGTATCAAAACAAGCCAGGACTCTTGGAGAATTGGAATTAGTATCAGCGAAGGTGGATACAAGATATTCATTAGCAGCCAAAGTATTTGGCTGGTCTGAAGCGGAGTTTTGGCAGAAGTGGTATCAAGGATATAAAGACCATTTTCATGAGAAAATAGATAAAAAGATAGTAAGGATAACCGGTGTCTGGGGACCGGAAGTAAGAAAGTTCAAGAAAGATGATTTAGTAGGCAGGGCAGACCCGGATATTATTATTGAGAGCAAGGTGGTATCTGAAGCTAAAAGGCTGAGGTCAAGAAATGAATTTACGCAATACTATGGGATAATCATCAATAATCCCGATGCGAACAGAAGGTATGCGGATAAAGAATTGGCCAGATTAAATGGATTGAAGAAACAGCAAATCAAAATACTTTTCCCTATGACATTAGATGAAATGGAAGCCGAAATGGAAAATGAATTGATTGATAAAGGAAAACAGGCAAGGGTGGAAATTATGCAGGATCATAATCAGCATATTATTTATCATATGAAATTGAACGAAAGCAAAATAAGGGATAGCCATATAGACCTTCACAAAAGAGCGATGTATTTGTTGAGGAAGTATCAAGATGTTATCGGGCAAGTACAACAAAGGCCGGAAATACAAGTACCTCAGGCCCAGCCGGGACAAGTAGGGACACCAGAAGCGCAACCAGCGTTAACTGGAGGACAATCCGGCAAGGCGAAGGGAGCAATGCCTGAAGCATTTCAGGCAGCATCAGTATGAACTTAGGAAAAACTTTTAGTACAGAATCTTTAAGGAATGAGGCAATTGAACATTTTAGGTCATTAAAAGATAATCCAGATTGGATATTCTTGGTAGAAAAACTTATAAAACAAGACATTGAAGAAATCAGTGAGGAGATATTGGATTCTGCGAAGGAATGGAAGGAAGGCGAAGAAAGAGAGAAAAAAAGAATAAGAGTGTACTGGATAATATTAAGTCAGCTTCCCGAGAAATTAATAGAGGCGCTCTCAACAAAGCAAGACGATGTGTTTATAGATTCAGATCCATACTTTAAGAATATGGATGAAATAAGAGAATCAAAAAAGTCCAAGCGGTAATAGATTGGGAAGTTTCACTCAGGGGTTGATTTACCGTGTCGATTACTTGAGTGGAACTTCCGAGTCCATAAAGGGCTTAGAAAAAAGGTCGAATAAACCTTAAACCTATTTGACCGGTTAATTTAGAAGATTGATGATGTCTCGGCATTCTTCATTAAAAACTTCTATATTGATTCCGGCAAATAAGAAACAATGCCAGAAGAAAACGAGGAGAAAACCTTAGACACTTCTAAATCTAAAGAAGCCGAAGAAAAAGAATCTGAGGAATCTAAAGAGGAAGAAGAAAAACCTTCCGAAGAGGAAGAAAAAAAAGAACCGGACAAGGTGCCGGATATAGAACCAAAGAAGCGTTTTCCCGATCAAACACCGGAAGATAAGAAGTTAGGGTATGAATTCCGCCAATGGAAAAAAAAGAGAGAAGAAGGAAAGTTAGATGATTTGGAAGACGACTTGGAAGACGAAGAAAACAAGCCGGTTACCCGGCGCGAGGTAGAGGAATTGGTTAGTCAAAAAGACAAGGAGGTAAAATCTGAGTTAATGCTTAATGAGTTTTTATCCGAAAACCCGGATTATAGAAAGTATGAAAAAGTAATCAGGAAACATTTGAATGATCCTGCTTACTCAAACATACCAATCGGGTTTATTGCTTCAGGAATAGTCGGTCAGAATATCGATGATGAAGCAAACGAAAGAGCCGATCTCAAACGCAAAGCGGATGAGGAGGCTGAAAAAACCAAGTCCATAGGTTCAAGCAAACGGTCTAGCCCGGGCAAAAAGAAAAGTGTCTGGGATATGTCCAAAGAAGAATTTGAGGAGGAACAGCAAAGAGTCCTCCGAGGAGAAGAATAAAAGTCGAAAGTTAAAACAACACGGTACAAAAGAATGCCCACAACAACAAGAACACAAATCGATCAAGAAGTGAATAATTACTATGATCGCACTTTGTTAGAGAGGCTTCTTCCTTTATTGGTCTATACCAGATTCGGCCAGATAAGGGATATTCCGAGAAAATCCGGGACAAACACTATCAAGTTCAGAAGATATAGTTCTCTATCAGCGGCAACAACCGCATTGACGGAGGGTATAACTCCTGTTGGTAGCCAATTGTCCATAACGGATATTACCGCAGATGTTAGCCAATACGGTCGAGATATAATCAGCCGTATAAAAATGTTCTTTAATTTACTGGGAGGTCTGACTGTTGCTTAAATAATGTAATTGTGATAGTATTAGTAGTATATAATATACTAACTATTACAAACATTATGAAAGCAATAAAAGATAATCAGAGGCAAGCGATTCTTTATTCGTATTTAGCTGGATTATTTGATGGAGAAGGAACAATAAGGATAAATGCTGGTAAAAACATTAAAAGTTATACCAACATAAGATATTCTCCAGCAATAGCAATCGGAATGTCTGATGAAAAAGTGATGAAACTTATTTCAAAGACATTCGGAGGGAAAATACATAAAGAATGCGTTCTTAATAGGAAGACAATGTATAGATGGGGAACTTCAGGAAGGAAGAAGGTTTTAAAAATAGTAAAAACCTTATTACCTTATCTAAAAGTAAAAAAACCACAAGCATTGTTAATAATAAAGTTTTGTGAGAGAGGAAAATGGAAAAGGCAAAAGAAAACAATTTGTCTTAAATGCAAAGAGAAGAAAGAGATTCAAGGTTATGGGTTATGTCGTAATTGCTATATGCAAGAGAGAAGACATAATACTATAAAAAAGTGGAAACAAAACAAGCAAGTAAAAACACTTCCTATTAAAGAAATACAATGGCGTGAGGAGCTTTACAAAAAAGTAAAGAAGCTCAATGCCAGTGGAGCAGCCGCAACGACTGAGCAAGAACACACCCGAGAGGGTGAATCGACAGTCTGAACTTATAGGAAACTATAAGAGAGGGGTCCGAAGAGACTTCTCCCCACGAAAGTGGAGTAACAAAATGGATTATGTAGTAGTTACCGATGTGGTAACTTACGAATCGCCTGATGCGGTTTTAACAGAAGCGGCACAGGTTCTCGGTGAACAAGCAGCTTTGACATTAGACCAGCTTTGCAGAGATGTTATTACCGTAGGAACGACAGTTCAATATGCAGATAACCGATCAGCAAGGTTGCAGTTACTTGCTTCTTCACAGCCGACGAACGCTGCGATTAGACAAGCTGTTGCTACTCTTTCGGGAAATAACGCTAAGAAAATCAAGACAATTGTCAATCCGAATCAGAATTACAACACTACTCCAATAAATGCTGCTTATATCGGAATTTGCAGTTCGAAAACCACATATGACCTTAAAGGTTTGACAGGATGGGTTCCGGTGCAATCGTATCCGAGCCAAGCAGATGTTATAGAAGGTGAGGTAGGTGCGGTTGATGATGTTAGATTTATCCAGACAAGCGAAGCAAAGACTTGGGATATAACTAACGGTCCCGGCTCAACATCGCTGACTGTTCAAGGGACAATGATTCTCGGTCAGAACGCTTATGGTATTACAAGGATTTCAGGCGAAGCCATGAAAAACATTGTAAACCCATTGGGTTCAGCCGGTTCAGCAGATCCTTTGAATCAGAGAACCACTTCAGGATGGAAAGCTACATTCGTGGCTAAAATCTTGAATGATGACGCAATGTTGAGATTGGAGAGCGTGTCAGCGATTTAATAGAAGTTAAATCTTCTTGATTAAATCATGCCAAAAAAGATAAAAGATATTAAATATGAAGATGAAACAATAGTGGTTCCTTCAGAACCAGTAAAGCCGGAAGCTGTTCCAACATCCAATCAAACTGTTCAAGAACAGTTGAGAACGGGGGCCGAACAGCAAAAAGCTTGGTTAGACGCCCAGCCAAAAGTCAGTATTCTTATTCCTCTTGAAAAAGGGGAAAAGAAAGGAGCTGAACAACCTTTTACTATTAACGGGTATAGGTTTACAGTTCCGAAAGGACAAATGGTTCAGGTGCCAGAACAAGTGGCTGAAATGGTGGCAGAACGGTTTAATATTGAATTGGAAGTAAGAAGCCAATCTCTTGAGAACCGCGATGAGAAAA